TGCCTAATCTAACCAAAACATTTGAAGTGCTTGTTGCAGTACCCAAAGGCGTTAAATAACCGTAATTAGATGATGCTGCTGTACCTAATGAACGATAGTAGTACCTTTGGCAAGCAGCCAATTCACCTTGAATAGTTCCTGTGGCAGTTTGGAAGGCTGTGGCTGTTGAGCCTTGCTCTAGTTGGACACCCCAAATGTCAACAGTTTGTACTGTGTTAGCAGCAAAGCCAAAGAACAACTGTAAGAATGAAGAAGTGCCAACTGTTTTGCCGCTAATGGATGGCACAGAAACAGTAAATGTATAGCGCGCCCAAGAAGTTGTAAGGTTCGTGCTAGTAAATCCGGAAGTAATGTTTACTGTTGCACTTCCACCTGAACCAAAGTTTTGTTGCAGGTTTGGCAGGATAGTTCTAGTCGCATCTGCTTTAGCCCAAAAAGATAAAGTTACAGTCTGTCCTGCAAAAGTACGGACATCTTCAATTCTTTGGTTAAAGCCAACATAAGTACCTAAAATACCAGCCACGGATTGATTAAAGCGAATAAAGTACTCACCCTCGTATCCTGCAACTGGGGCTGCTCCTGGTGTAAATGTTTGACGGCTCACTGTTCTTGTCGAACCTGAACCATCAAATACAATGTTGAAACGGTCTGCTAAATACGCCTCATTTGCAGGATTAGAAAACGATGAGCCGCGTTGCCAGATTTCAAAATCGGAGTTCAGAATTTTGTTCTTGCCTGCAGCGTATTGTGCGCTAGTAAGCAGATTAAGTGTGCCATTAGTATCGTTAATGTCCGAAGCGGAGAACACATCTCCGTTCGCGTAAGTAGTTTTTGCTGGGAATCCGACAGCCATTAGCACACCTCTTTCATAGGGTCAATTCTAGTACATAACATCGAGTAAAGGCTCTTGTGTGGTCAAAACTGTCACCCAAGTATTTGGAGTAATGTCATGGGCAATTCCCTGGCATTGCAAGGTCTTAACAATAGTCGAACCGCCTTGCCCATCATTGGTGATTTGCATGGTGTCAAAATAGTCTAAGTCAAGGGCTGCTGTTACTCCTGCGCCATATCCCAAAGTAACCAGGTCCAAAGTAATCGAGTCAATACGGATTGTTGTTTCTTTACGACTGGTTACATAAGCGGTAGCCAAAGCCAAGGCGTTGGCATCTGTCTGCATTAACATATCAGGAGCGGTAATAGCATGCGTAAAGTAAGCGGCAATAGATGTCGCATCTGAGTAAGTCTGTGCCGTGCCACCAATTCTAGTGACTGTCGCAGAGTTCACGATAGTCTTATCATCAAAGGCAAATTGGATACCAGCGTAGTTAATATCTGTTGAGCCTGTTGCATTAGAGAACTTAGTCGGACTTGCTGATTGAGCATCCACCACATATTGACGATTCTTAAATTCTGCGTTTCCTGCTTTGTCAATATAAAAAGCACCTTGCTCGGTGAACTCAACTGTTTGAATAGCCTGGAGAACCGAGCGAGTCCCACCTGGGTCAACCTGACAGGTTGTATTACCAGTTTGAATTGAGCGCTGAGAGTTAGGCCATGAAACCATATCTAGAATCTTGTTAATGCGTGTGCCTGTATCTTGGCCAGCAGTAGCGCCTGTGACTGTTGTTACGTTTGAATTAAAGAATAATCTAAACGCATCGTAACAAACAAAATCAACAAATCCCGTTTCTTGGGAAGTTGGATATGTGTATTTGTATTCAGTAATATAACCTGAAAACATCGAATACAAAGTACCGTTATAGTTTGCTTGAATTTGAATCTTGCGTAAAGGTTGCACATCAGGATAATAGATGCTTGACGTGTTCTGTGGATTCCAATTACCTGTTGGGTCGTTGACGCGCACAACTGCTGTTGCTGAAATGTATTTATCTTGTAAGAGATTACGTTCGCGTCTAGTATTAATTTTAAGAACAGAGGCAGATACATCAACAATGTTTGGAACAACTGTACCAAGTTCAGCAAAGCCCAATCGACCTGTGCCAAGAACCATCACAGTACCAAATGATGCTCCCTGAGTAAGGTTGATTTTAACAATAGGCGTTGCAGGTAATGCCATTAGTACACCGTGCTGTAATTGATTGGAGTGCCAGCAGCCTGATTGTTGTAGATACCCTGAGTAATGGCTGTGACGATATCGCGTTCTGTGCTGATTGAACCAGCAACATTGACTGTTACATAAGTTGGTTGGCCTGAATTGTAAGAGGAATTACGGTCATTGAAGCCGCTCAAATCATCTATTGAAAAACCAGGTGGCAATTGGTTTTGATTTGCGGAAAGTTTAGGAAAACCCAAAACCTGCGGGCTTGATGGATTTATGCCAAGCGCTTTATTCAAAGCATCTACAGAAGGCGCTACTTTGTCCAGCATACCTCGAATAATAGTTCTTTGCTCGTCAAGTGTATAAGTTTTAGGAGTAGTAATTCCAATTAATTTCAACGTAGCCAACATTTGTTCCAAGGTTGATAACCATTCTAAAAATGGGTTAGGAACATCGCCTAGGCTAATCATGTCACCGCGAAGTTGACCCAAGAGTTTTGCATCCTGGCTAATCGCTCCTGCTAGTTTTACCGCAGCATTGATGTTGCCATCATTAATTGCTTCTTCAAGTTCAAGGATTTCCTGCTTTAAACGGATGCGAACTTTATCTTCTTCAGTCTGCTTACTTAATGCAGCAGCCGCTAATTGGATGCGGTCCATGTCAAACATCTGTTGTGCTTTATTAAGGAAAGCAGAGAGTTTATCTAGGGCTGCTTTCTTTGCTTTCTCCGCAGCAAGTTTCTTGGCAGTATCTAAGCGTTTTCTTTCAATAGCCTGTAACTCTCTAGCACGCTTTATTGAAGCCTCTTCTGCTTTTCTTTGTGCAGCAAAGTAAGCATCGCCACCTGGAAATTTACCTGAAATAGCACCAGGCGCGCCCATCTTTTGAGCGCCTAACTTTCTACCTTCTGCTCTCAATTTATCTAGTACGCCGCCTGGTCCAATGTATCCACCAATGACAGGTATCAAGCCAGTTAAATCAAAACCGTTTGGAGAAAATCCAGTTTTCAACTTCTCAATAAGAGATGCAGCACCAAGAGTTGCTTCGGCTGTTGCTTTAGCAAAATCCTGCATTGCAGTTGTTGCGCTAGGTAATCCATTTGCACCTGCAAGCAAAATAAAACTATCAACTAAACCTTTGCCAATTACCTCTTTTGCTTGTTCTGCATTTTCTTTAAGTATTAATAATTGACCTGAATAAGTAGCAGCAGCCTCTGTTGCAGCGCCCGCGAGGCGTGTATCTAATAATTTTTGTAAATCTTCAAAAGACTTTAATTGCAATTCGGCTTTTGTAAGTCCTGTATTGTATTGGTTAAGAGCCTTGCGGTTGCCAAGATATGCTTGACTTAAACCTTTAGCCGCTTCAGAAAGACTTATGTTATTGGCTGCTGCAACATTCATTGCAGTATTCATCAGTTCCTGTGACTTGGTGACTGAACCTGTTGCGCTAAGAAGGGCCTGCATTGCAGGAACTCCCTCATCACCAGTTATGCCATAAAGTTTGCCAAGGTTATCTATATATGCTGTAACTCTTGATGTATCAAAAGCCAAGCCCAAGTTCTTCATTGTGTTGGCGAGAACAGCACCTTCGCGTTCTGCATCAGCAAATGCGCGCACTGATGCCTTGCCAAAATTAACAACGGCAGCAGCAGAAAAAGCAACACCTAATGTTCTTGCAAGATTTTTAACTGTGCGCTGAAGTTTCTCAGTAGCAGTTTCAGCCTTCTTAAATGCCTTAGAACCTGTAAACTCCGAGGCAATTTGAATGGCTATTTTGGAAGCGTCCATATTATGCTGCTCTCTTTAAATCTACAATCGAAGTACGTTTATTAAACTTGGCAGTAATATTCTCAACAGCCTTAAAATAAGCAGTGAGAACTTTGCCGTTTGTTTCATCCCAGGCGCGATAGATTAAACGACCACGCTTGTCACCAATACCTGTTGTTTTCTTGATTCCGTAGATTGGGCCAAGATTCTTAATAAACTGTTCGCCTGCGCGAGGATTGACAGAATGTGAATAACGTTTCTGTGTAATGTTCTTGCCTGGACCAACCCAAGGCTGACCGCCTGGATTCTTGCGTCCTGCTGTTTCAATAATTGCACCTAGCGCTGATTTGTTTTCAATCGCTGCTAAGGATGTAAAACCGCGATTGTTTGCACGGCTTGGACTTGTTTTGTAACTGATTCCCTTGCGAATAAGATTCGAGTCATACATAGGGAATTTGGCTTCAGAAAATGAACGACGTTGCCATCCGCTCATAATCTCTGAATCGCTAGGCACAAAACCGCGAGCGCGTTTCACAACGGGCTTTAATGCGGCGGCCACTTCTTTGCGAAGTTCAGTTGCTAAATCAGGTGCGTATTGTTTTAACGCCTTACGAAGAGCGAGAGCGCCCACGACTTCTGTTGGCATCTCTCATCTCCTTTGCTTCGTCTTTAAGAACTCTTATCAAATTCTTAAACATCTCTTCGTCTAGTTCAATCAAATTTTGTGGCGGAATTCCTAGCCTTACGCTTAATTTAGCAATAAGGTAGGTGACGGAATCCCGCCCTAGTTCGGGGAATCGTCATCGAGAACTTCAACGTCAATCAAAGTTTCAATGAACTTTTCCCCAAACATCGGTACGGTTTCACCTGACCTGCGAATACACTCCCAGGCAAGCCAATAGATATCGCTTTGCTTTTGGTCCTCAATAAACGCCTTATGGAATCCCTTTTTGGCGTAAATCTCAAAACCATACTGCACTAATGGAGTGATTGAGTATTCCCCAACCTGTCCATCTGCCCTTGTTACTTTTAACTTTGCCATTGTTGCCCCTTAGTTTATTTTTAGAATGTACCTGTTGTTGTTACTGCAACTGTTGAGTTACAGTTCCAAGTTACTGATTGTGAACCAATATCGCCAACAGCACCATTAATATCCTGAGTTCCGTTTACTAAAACGCTCATTGTATATAGTGGGTTTGTTGCTGATACTGCTGAACCCTTGTCCTGAAGTAGCACAACAGTAACAGTTGTACCCCATGCTGCCTGCAATGTTGCAAGAACATTTGCTGCTGCTGTGTCGTTTAGAAAGTCAATTGTTACAGAAGATGATTCTAGGCCCTTGACGGCCTTTCTGCTGCCATCTCCCATGGCCGTTACATCCAGTTCATCGAACTGACGATTAAGTGTTACTGATGTTACATGGTCAGAAAGGTCAACAGAATTAACCTTAACGCCGACCTTGTTGTTTAGAAATACAGCCATTTGGTTATTCCTCTTCCTTCTTGATAGATGCTGGCTTTGGTGCTGCTGGTGTTACCTGCCCGATTTTCTTCAGGAAGGCCTCGTTCTCTTTTTCCCATTCGGACATATTAACTCCAGGTGGTTAGTACGGACAGTGACATCTCGCAAGTCAAAAGTGAACCTGAGTCCACGTTTAAAACGCTTGGTTGGCTAACTGCTCCAACATTATACGTCAAAGATGACGCTGCGAGTTTATTGAACACGCCAACAAGGGCTGTTTCAATTCCATTGAGATTTCCCTCGTTATCGAGGAGCGGCACAGTAATCACAATTTTGAAGTTCGCAGTTGGTGCGATTGTGTTGTGCTGATTGTTATTAGGCGTTAAGTAAGGGTCATCAGGTGCGACGATAATACTGTTGGCTAAAACGGTTGCAGGTGGAAACGCAAAAACCTGCCAAAGTGAATTATCAACTAACGCTGTTGCGATTGTTGTGCGAAGGGTTGTTAATGCTGTTGGCATTACCCCACCATTGAGTTAGGGCTGATTGCATGAGCAAGCAAACCTCGTACGCGTGCAAGCAAAGTATTTCCCATGCGGTAAGGCGATGGTGCAAAGTCAGGCGATACTCCACCTGAATTGCTGGCTTGGCGGGCTTGCCAAATGTCAACTGAAATCATAAGCGCTGCTTCTTGAACTGCTGCATCAAGTGTGTAATCAACATAAGTGTCTGCTGCAACTTGACCAAGAGGCTCAACTGGATGGTAAGGAGCAGGTGTGTTGTTATTGCCTGAAATGTTGTAAGTGATGTTGTAATCGCCAACACCTGTAATTGTCTTTGAACCGTTGTGCTTTGAGCCGTTGCCTGATATAACAACTGTTTGGCCGACATAAAAGACTTTTTCAACTAGCGTGTCGAAATAAAGAGTTCCTGTTGTTGCTGTGTTGCTATGTGCAATGTTAAATGTGTAATTGTTCCAAAGCATAGGAAGGATTACGGCGTCGGCTGCATCGCATGTCTGTTGAAGCGTGGCGTCATTGTAAAGAGAACCAACACCAAGTGCTGAACGAAGTTCTGCAACTGTGCAAAGTGACATTTCAAATCCTTTCTAAAGACTGGAGGCGAGGCAAGGGCTGCGCCTCGCCTCCAGTGACTTAGTAACCTATTAGGATAGGTTGAAGCGACGAACGCCTTTACCTGACTTAGCAACATAGAGTGCTAGGTATCCGTAAAGGTTGATTTCGATTTCGCCTGAAGTAAGAACGTTCACGCGAAGTTGTGTTGTTGGAGATTCCCACGCATAAACTGAACGTGGTGCAACTAGGAACGCTGAGTCATCAACGATTCCTGATGCTGTGATGTTGTGGTCAACAATAAGGTCTGTACCAAGTACGCCACCAACAACAGAAGTTGCCACTGCGTTACCTGACGCATTGTATGTTGCGCCTTGTGCTGAATAAAGTGCGCGACCTGTTGTGTCAGCATATCCTGCAATTGCTGCCCATTGGTCTGTTGAAGCAACAAGTTTGTTAGCGAAATCGCCACCTGTTCCCTTGTATGCTGCTGCACCTTCAACTGAAATGAATGATTGAAGTCCTGCTGCTGTTGCTGCAACACCTGTTGCTGCTGTTCCGTTAGCAGTAAATGCTGCAATAAGTGCTGCATCTGTTGCCTTCTCGTATGCCTTGCGAAGTTCTGCCATCATAAGTTCCATGAACGCAGGAGATGACCTGTCCACCAACTCAAAACTTACACGTTGCAAGCCTGAGAATTTTTCGACATTTACTGTGTCATAACTAGAGGTCATTCCTGTTTCAGATGGTGCTGAACCTTCGTTTGTGTCTGCAACTGTTGGTGCAACGTTTGGTGTACCTGCATTTACATAAAGGCGTGGAACAGTGAATGACATTCCTGATTCAACAAGTGCTGAACGAGTTACTGCTTCAAATGCTGGACGACCAGTAAATGTATCTGTTAGGAAAGTTTGTAGATGTCCAGGGAGCGTCAAACCAGTGTTGGTTGAAGTGCTGTCATCTGCTGCTTTGATTGTACGACGTGCATCGTCATCACCAAGTGCTGCTTTGATATTTGCTTCCAAGTATTGTGCTGATGTAATTGGTGCAACACGCTCGCGTACGTTTGTAACGCTAACTGTTGGACGTGAGGCCTCTACCGCAGGGGTTTCGACCTCAGGAGTTGTTGCCTCTGCTGGAGTAATCTCCACGACGGCCTCGCTTTCTGTTGGTTGGGTTTGTTCTACAACTTCAGAAACTTCTTCAGTTTCTTCTGCTGCAATATCAGTAACCTGTGCAGACTTAAATGCTGGTTCAGTTACTAAACTTACTTCCATGAGTTTTGCGGCTGTCACATGGATTACGCCGTTCTTATTAAATGACTTATCAACTTCTACGCCGACAGATAAGCCTGCCTGTAATCCTTCGCTTGCAAGGATAAGTGCATCTGTTCCGCGTGATGAATTGCTGATTTTGAATGATGCAAAAATTGCATCTTCTGTTTCAGTAAAAGATTGAGCGCGTCCTAGCGGTGCTTTAACGTCGTGCTGCGATAGCAACTTAACTGACTTAGGTTCAGGAATCGCTATTGAACCGCGCTCAAAAATAACCTTGCCTGCTGATGTTGAACCAGTTTCTGCTCCCAGGGGAACAATCTTTCCTGAAATCATGCGTGTATCGCTGGAGGCTTGAATATCCTGTGCGAATGACGCGTCAAATGTAATCTTCAAATTACATACCGCCGTTTCCATTAGATGTTTGGTCTGTCATTTCCATTGCCTGTTCCAATGTAATAAGGCCTAGGGAAAGCAGTTTTTCTATAACCAAAAGTTCTTGCATTGGGTCTTGACGTAAGAATTGTTTGTCTAAGTCAAAACGAACTTCGTTTCCATGCGCTGTAATATCGTCCATTGATAAACGGTCCTCAATTGCAGACACATAAGGCTGCAAAGAGTACGCAAGGAAATCTTTGCGTGAATCAAGAACGTTGGTATATGTATAACTGGAGTTCATGTCTGCTGAAACGTAAATAGCAGGGACGTTCATCATTCTTGCAACTTCAGTCGAAAGGAATTGCTTGCTTTCGTCGTACATCATTTCCTTAGGTGAGAAAGATGTCGCTTGGTATTCTAAAGTCGAAGTTAAAAATGCCGTGCTGCGATTATTGCGTGCAGATTTCCATGCTGCTAATAATCCCTGAACTTCTTTAGGGTCTAGGTCTGCACCATTATTTTTTAACACACCTGATGGCATTGGTGTTGCCGCTGCAATAGATGCTGCTTTGTTTAAATCAACGCATGCCTTAATAAGTTCCTTACCGCGTGCAAGTACACCTTCATCAAATGCTTGGAATGTAATTAAACTTCCTAAGCCTTCCATTGGAACGGCTTTGCCATCAACATAGTATTGAGTAATAAATTCGTTTTCTAAATCTAAATCAAATGCAACGCGAGTATTTGCAACCCATTCAAACCTGGCGGGACGTCCATCGTCCGCATACAATTCTTTTACAACCCAGTACGCAACCCCATAAAATAATAATGAATCGACCGTCCAGGCTATCGTTACAGAACGTGGTTGTGATTTAGATGGTTGTTCTAACCAAACTGGTGAACCTAATTCTTCTCCAGTTGACTTGCGGTATAACTCCAAAGGAATTGAAGCAATAGTGCCTGCAATTAAATTGCGGCAACGTGCCACGGATGCAACAGACATTGCTTCCTCGCGGCGAATACCAAGAACACCATAATTGTAAAGATTGTAATTTTCCGACATCAATTGCGGCGCGTATTGCGCAAGGATTGACGATTCTTGCTTTTGTGGTGCTTGCGTATTGAAACGCGAAAAAATACCCATTTAGACATAGTATCACACATTGTCTAACATTTGACAATTGTGGCGTGTTGTGTCTAGGTAATGATTTGTGGCTTAGATATCGGCATCGATAATTTGTGGACCACCATTGCGGTTGCAATAGCACCTGAAACATCTCCAGCACTCTTACGTCTAACGATTCTCCAGGCAGTGTCGTTTGTCTTGGCTGCACAGTTGTTAAACATCTGCACCAACTCCTGTTGCCCCTGATGCTCGACCCTAGAGTTAACAAATCCGTCGAGAAGTTCCCCGCATGCCTGATAAAAGCGCTGACCTGAACAATCTTCGACCATAACGCCTGCATTTGATAGGCGGTCAGCAATAGATTGGGTTGTGTATTTGTCATACATAACTGCACGGGGTTTCCATTGGTCACAGAGCGCTTTTATGTCGGCTGCTATCTTTAAATCATCTACTGCGACAGAGTTTTCCCATGTCTGCATGAGTCCAAAGCCAATCTTGCCATTAGGAAGAATTTGGCCAGCAATAATACTTGCATTGCGCCTTGACGGACTTACATCAAAGGCAAAGATTGTAATTGGTCCAGGTGACATTATTAAGTCGCTATTTGAGGTCGCTTCAATAACTCCAAGCGGCCATGGTGATTGCAATGAGTCAACCCACTGGCAAAGAGTTTCAGTTCTTGTTGTTTCAACACTAGATGTTGCAATCGATTCTTCAATTGCCTCTTCTGACACCGTATATCCAAGTGCGGGATTGGCCATAGCCCATGCTTCGCGGTCATCTATCTTGCAATACTGCGGCGCACTGTATTCGTAATAGCCTAAAGACTTTGGAGGATAAGAACGCGCTCTTTCGATAATAGAATTTAACACTGTGCTAAAAGCATCACCTGCGTTTGTTGTATAAAGTGATTGTGCGTTTGCTCTTGCACGCGTTACTGGCGTTGCAGCCTGGAAAGCCTCTTCTGAGATTTCCCGCAATTCATCAATCCATAAGTAATCGGCTGTTCTTCCGCGTGAACCGTCGCGTGTTGCTGCCACAACATCTAAACGAGTGCCATCGAGTAATTCAATGGATTCTGTTCCATTTGCGTATCTAATCTGCTTAACCATTGCCTTCATTGAAGGTACTGATTCGATTGTGTATGCAATATCTCTAAATGAGGTCAAAGCCATGCTTCTATTAGATGACATTATAAGAATGTTCTTAGAAGGCCATTTAAAGAGGTGTGCCAAGCACAACATACGCGCAAAATGACTCTTACCTGATTGGCGAGCAATAAGCAACAGATTTGATTTACGAATGAAGTTGCCTTTGCTATCTATTGCCAACATATCTTTTGCAACGAACTTCTGCCAAGGCAAAAGCGGTTGGCCAAGCATTTCAGCAATCTCTTCTACATCTTTTACCAGGGATTTACCTTTGAGGTATGGACTGTGAAGCCTTGGTTCAGTTGCCCCTCGTAAGACTTTTTTCTTTTTGGTTTGTTTTTCTATCACTCTGTTTTATTTTCCGATTGAAACGGACTGGTTCGAGGAAGTTTGGACCGTGTCGGGGAGGGACGTTCTGGAAAAACAGGGGGGGTAGAACCCTTCAATAAAAAAAGGGATTCTGAGCGTGCGCCCTTGCGTATGTTACATGACCTGCATGAGGCTACTAAGTTGTCCATCTCATGACCACCACCTGCTTTGCGTGGTATTACATGGTCAACCTCTGTTGCTACCTCACCACAATATGCACAGGTATAAGCATCGCGTGCTAACACACGCAACCTCTGCTTCTTCCAATGACCAGTGCTTAGGTCATCACCTCTTAATGCCATCCTCTGTGCTTCCAATGTTTAAGCGCCTTACATGTATCAGGCTGCATACCCTCTATTGTACGCACATATCCATAACGATTACCTATATAACGCAAACCCCAATCAATTTGTTGTAAAGGATTAGCAGTTCTTAACCACTCACTCTTGCCCTGTGGTATTCCATACACCTTATGTGTACCTTCTAGATTACCTACTGCTTTATAGTTCCAGGCTGATTCTTTTCCGTACAAAGTAGCAACACATTTGTACAATTTAATTGTCAATTGACCTTTTGCATACTCTTTTGAAGTAAGTCTTTTATTTGGGTCGTTTGTTGCAGTTGCAGCAGATACGAAGGAGAAGCATAGAGCCGCCCCTAACACGATTGCTACCGAGCGAACTAACCGCTTCACGGTTCGCTCTGAGCAGTTTGGCTGCTCTAGCCCTCTGAGTGTACTGGTCATGTCAAATCCATTTCTATAAGTGCTGGTCAGGACGGCGTTTCTATTTGTCGGTTGAATAGAATCCTTTCCCTTTGAATACCAAACCAGGTACTGAGTAGATGCGATTGGCCTGTGCGCCACAATCAGTGCAGCGCACTAAGTCATGGTCCATTGATAGTTCTAACTCCATCTGTGTATTACAGATAGGACAGCGATATTCATACATTGGCATTAGGCGCTTCTTTCTCACAGGTTTTGCACTCCCACCATTTAATCTTCTGAGTACCACATTGATTACATCTTTCGATTGACTCTTCCCAATTTATATCTACTGGTAATCGGTCATAGTCTGCTTTGCGTAATAACTCCACCAAATCACTCAAAGTCAACATACAGACGAACTCCTCGACTGATGCTTCCCCTTGCCCATTGAGTCTGAAACACGCAAATCCCAATTCCCCCGATTTGGAAGTGCGTGCTTTGATTTGGCGAAGTGTCCCTTTGATGTCAAGTGAGTTACGCGCCTTCACCTCTACGTCGAACGGAACGTTTGAGATGTCCTTGCCTTGACCTCTTCCTACGCTAGCGCTTGGCCACCATTGCTGCAAATATGATGCAACCAAACGCTCAGTGGCGTAGCCACGATGTTTACGGCTCTGTTGGCTCATCAGGCTCTTTGGTATATGTCACTGCAATATGATTTACTGCGTGACATTTTAGACAGGTTATGAAAACCTCATCATTAGCCCTTGGAGTAATAGCCACAGGCTCATTGCATAAATCGCAATAGATAACAATATCCTGCGGTTCTTCGAACTCTCCTCCCAGGATGGTTGCATTGCCATTATCAAATATTATCATTTCACCCATTTATTTGCTCATAACTGCTAGTAGGTCATTTACTGTAATGAGAAAACCTCGGCTTTTATTTGGAGGAATCTCACAATTGATTACACGACCATATAGTTCTACGGCCTTAACCAAATTAATTGTTGGAATCATTAATACGCTTTCTTCTAACACGAAAGCCCAATAATCTGCTTTTGTTACAGAGATGCCTGAAGGTTGCCAAGATTGCGTACTGTTGTACCAACAATCAAACTCTATGTATAAGTTGCCAGTTTCATGCCATCTACGGTCACGCTTAACTTCAACTGTTTTGCCACTGGTAAGCAATTCCTCAACTAACTGCTCACCCGCATAGCCATAACGAAAGTCTAAGTCAAACGATGAAAGAGTTGTCATGCTCTAGCCTTTTGTGGTTGCCATTGGCCTAAACTGTTTAGTTCTAACCAAATGCGTTCAGGGTCGCATGGCTTTTGTTGACCTACCTGGTAATTACTTGATTTGTAGCAGCAATCCCAAGCAGCCCACTGTTTGCCATTCTTGCCTGTGCCAGTGCGTAAAATTCTCTGCTTACCACATGCGCAAGTAGGGATATCTTTGTCAGTCGTACCGCCTATAATCTCTTTCACAGTTTCAACCGCCTGTTCTGATGTTATTGGCATGGCCACAGTCTTGATTGTCCAAGGGTCATCTTCCTTTACGACAGGGATATATTTTTCGGGTTTAGGTTCTGATAGTTTGGCTCTTGCCATGTCTTGAACTGTTGGTTTGTGTTGGGTTTCGAGGATAAGAGATAATGCTCGGCCAATCGCTGACGTGACAGTATCTTCAACGTAAAACTTACGCATCGAAGCATTAAACGTACTTGCATCTCCAAAAGCGTAATCGACAGCAGCAGGAAGCGTATCTTCATGCTCGCGGTAAATTTGGGCTGATACAAGGATATGACCTTTTTCAGCATTAAATTGAATGACATCTGTAACGATTCTCCCTACTGGATAAGCAACCTGGAAACGACGGATGCGTGAATTGACATCCTCGTAATTAGACAAATCAAACATATAGTTCATCCTCTTCTATTTTTAACTCGCACGCCATGGCCAGGTAGGCGCACGCGTCTATATAGTGGTCAACGATTCCTGGACTTTCTTGGATTCTCGCAAGTTTGACTTCGACCATTGCAAGACATGCTTCGTAGTCTGCGATTGGGAAACTGAATAGATTGGTAAGCCTTGCAGATATCCGACCTTGGTTAATTTTCGGTGAACCATAGTCACGCTGACGAACTTGCATAATGTCCGTGGCACTTTGTAA